ATTTCACCTCCAATTAGCCGTGAGGTAGATCGTGATAGTGCAACTTTGGGCGTTCAAAGTTATACATTTAATCCCAAATGTGAAACTGCTGAAGAAGTTGGTTGGGATACTTTCTTTGAACTTAACTGTGAGTGGCAGCGTTTGATGGATAGCACCAAAAAAGCTCACGCAATTTCTATGAATTGGTGGTCAGATATGACAACAATGGACCGTCAATTTATGTCACGATGGATAAACTCCCCCTTGAAGAGTTTGTATTATTCACTTCAAGTGATGTCTGATACTCAAGACAAATCTGACGCTTACGCTGCATTAAAAGATGTAGATGTTGATGATTACTTGAGCCATCTGATTGAAGGGGCAAATATTGAACCTCAGTGTGACTGCGCGGAATGATGAATCCTTATCAGAAACTACTTGCTCGAAAGCGTACTTGGACTCCAGTACAGCAAACCAAAGGTAAATTAAAAGAGGGCGCGGAGGAAACAATCTACCGCGCTCTTGCGCTCCGTCAGCTTGAACTTCCTGTTGGTGATTTTATTCACGAAGCTCTTCAAAAAGAGATTCCACAAGCAGCGCGAGAGCTTCTCATTTCAAACATTAAAGATGAGGAAAAACATGACACAGCACTCGGATATGCAGCAGCAGCTTTGGGTACAAACCCACAAGCTGAAGAGGAAGCACGACGCCTTAAAGAAGCTTGGATCGCTCATCCAGACCACACCGTACTCAAAGCAATGGTGGCTGAGAGAGCTGTATTCTTCGTTCTCCTCCCGTTCTTTCGCTTCTGTGGAGACAGCGGACTGAGAACCGTTTCAGCAGATATTAGTCGTGATGAACAAGTTCACGTTGCTACCAATAGCCTTGTTTGTCGGGAGCTGGGGCTTACTGTCAGTCCTTCTCTTGATAAACTCCGCAAGGCAACAATTAATTGGGTGATGCAACCTCTTAAAAAATCAGAAGATAAACATCTTGATCGTCAATTTTGGATTGATCAAAGTGACAGCTTGATGTACGCAGGAAAAGCCGAGGGTCTTATTGAAACTCGTCGTTCTCGTATGCCTGCGTTTTTTGAGATGAGCAACTCTGATCTTCCAAGCTACGCTTAATAAAGCAACAGTCTGTCCCTATGGCCTTTCCTACTAGAGAATCTTTAATCGATCAATACGCTCGTAATGTTTTTCTTCCTGAAATTATGCGGGAAGCTGAACGTGAGTTGGGTGACGATGGAAAGCGAGCTTACAGTCAGCAAAGGTCTAGGGACTTTGCAATTAACAATTTTAAAAACCTTGTCCTTCGTGGAGAAACAAAAGGAAAAGGTTATCAATCTGGTGGTTCTCTTTTTAAATACGCACAAAATTTTGAAAACTATTATGGCGGATTGATTCAAACTGAATTAACTCGTCAAGAAAATCTTTATGCTGCAGAAGTTGCTGAACAACGGCGACTTACTCAAGCTGCTATTGCTCAATCTTCTAAACAAATTGAAGCCGCTCAAAAAGGTCTTGCTTCTTCTCAAGCTTCTGCACGTCAACAAATTGCAGCTACAGAAGCTGAAAGATCTAGAAGTCTTGCAGAGATTGAAAAATCACGAGTAGAGGCAGAAGCAAAAATTCAACAAGCTACTGAAGCTGCTGAAGCTATGTCTAAACGCTACGCAGCCGCTGCTTCTGCACAAACCCAAGCCGCTAAGTCTGGACAAGTCCGAACCAAAGTCGGTTCTCCAGAACAGCTTCGTACTCAACCAGCAGCAGCTAAAACACCTGTTGGACAGCCACGCGTAGCTCGTACTCGTCTTACTGTAGGAAGCGGCGTTGGTGGCTATGGTGGTACCAGTGCTGGTCAACTTACTCCTACTGGTTTAAATATATGAACGTTTATATTGATCCTGATATTATTAAATATCTAGATGAAATGTATCCAGATAAAGCTCCTGATCTTAGTATGGATCAGAAGGCTGTTTGGTTTTATGCTGGGCAGATTTCAGTAATTAGACATCTTAAAGAGCAATTAAAGCTTCAAGAGGAGAGTAAGTATGAGTTGGCTTAACGCTCTAGTCTCTCTCGCAACAGCAGGTTTAGGTGCTTACTCTGCTTACAAAACGAGAGAGCAAAAAGCTTCACAATTTAAACAATCAGCAAAGCTTTCTAGAGCTTCTACTGACGCTGCTATTAAACAAGCAACAGCTACACGTCAAGCTGCTATTAAGCAACAAGAGCAAATGCGTGCTCAGCTTGAACAGCAATCAGCAGCATCTCAAAAAGAACTTGAAGCTCTTAGGGGACGCACTCTTGCTATTCAAACGCAAGCGCAACAAGCTCAAGAGCAATCGAAAGCACAGCTAGCTCAAGCGCGTAAAACTTCTGCTGCTCAAATTGCACAAGCACAGCAAGCTTCTGAAGCACAGATTGCACAAGCTGAAAAATCTTCGCGTCGGCAAATCGCACAAGCGCAAGCTTCGTCTAAACTTGCTATTCAACAGCGTCAGCTTCAAGCTGCTATGGCTCGCTCACAAGAAGCACGACCTCCTGTTTCTTCTAGGGTCCGTAAACGGACTGGAACTCCTGCAGGCATGAGAACTGGTGTTGACATTGGTTCAGCTCTTGCCATTGGAAGCGGAGGAGGAACTGGCGCTACTACTGGAACCCGTATTGGTGGATTAAATGTCTAAAGCTGCAGCTCGTTATTCGGCACTAGAGCCGGAAAAAAGCATCTACCTTGATCGCGCTATTGAGTGTAGTAAATACACCCTGCCGACTCTTATTACCGATAACGATCGCAGTACGGGCAAAAACTATTACACCAAGATTCAAACTACGTACCAAGGTCTTGGTGCTCGTGGTGTAAATAATTTGGCAAGCAAACTTTTGATTGCTTTGCTCCCTCCTAATCAATCCTTCTTTCGTCTCTCTGTAGACGATATGAAGCTCAAGCAAGAACTAGAAAACTATAAAGAACTTCAATCGCAGTTTGATCAACAACTAGCGCTGATGGAACGTTCCGTCATGCGTGATATTGAAGAGTCTGGTGATCGCACTGCACTGTTTGAAGCACTTAAGCATCTAATCATTGGTGGTAACGCTCTGCTTTACATTGCAGAAAACGGAACCAGGGTTTACCCACTTAAGTCTTTTGTAGTTAACCGTGACCCAGAAGGTAACGTTCTTGAAGCTGTAGTTCGTGAAGAGGTTAGTCCTGATCTCCTTCCTGATGGAACTGCACCTAAAAATGTTGACGGCAAACTTGTTGATAAAACTGTTTTCCTTTACACCTATATCACTTGGGATTACGAAAAAGATAAGTGTATTTGGTATCAAGAAGCTTACGGAAAACAAGTAGGTAAAAACGGTTCTTCTCCTATTGAGAAAAGCCCTTGGATTCCTCTACGTATGTTCCGAGTAGCTCACGAAAGTTACGGACGTGGTTACGTAGAAGAACTTCTTGGTGATCTTAAAAGCCTTGAGTATCTTTCAAAAGCAATTGTTGAAGGATCTGCAGCAGCAGCAAAGATCATTTTCCTTTGCAATCCAAACGGTACTACTCGACCTGATGCACTAGCTCGAGCTGCAAACGGTTCGATCGTGGCAGGAAACCCTAATGATGTGGCTCCTCTGCAAATGCAGAAACAAGCCGATCTGACTGTTGCTCTAAATACTATTGCTCGTATTGAACAACGACTGAGTTTTGCGTTTCTTCTTAACAGCGCTATTCAAGCTGGTGCTGCTGGTCGTGACCGCGTCACAGCGGAAGAGATCAAAATGGTTGCAAACGAATTGGAAAGCGGACTCGGTGGGGTTTACTCCGTGCTATCTGTTGAGCTGCAGCTTCCTCTAGTCAAACGCAAGATGGCTCTCATGGAGCGTCAAAAGCGTCTACCTAAACTTCCTAAAGATATTGTCCGACCTCAGATCACTACAGGTCTAGACGCACTTGGACGTGGAAACGATAAAGCCAAACTGATTGAGTTTCTTCAGACTATTGCTGGAACTCTTGGTCCAGAAACAATGGCTCGGTTTGTCGATAATCGTGAGTTGATCACACGCCTTGCTGCTGCTGATGGTCTTGATACCTACAAACTTATTAAATCTGAAGAGCAATTGATGGCAGAAGATCAACAACAAGCTATGATGATGCAGCAACAAATGGCACAGCAAGATCCACAAAACGATCCTGCAAAACAAGCCGCACTTGTCAAAGCTGAAAATGACTCAATCAGGACCGACCAAGAAACCGCAATCCGAGGTTAAAAAGGAAGAACCTAAATCGGAAATGCAGATTCTTCTCGAGCGCCTTCGGGAAGAAAAGCCTGCTGTTTACGATCAATATGTAGCAGCGGTACGTAAAAAGCGACCAGTTTGGGTTTATCCTGATCTGACTGTTCGTATTGGCTGATCATGGAAGTTATTGCTGAAGGCGTGTTGTCTCAAGAGACTGGTCCTTACAACGAACAAGATCTTCAAACTCTTGAGCAAAGCGAACAACAAGAAGAACTGATCGGAGGTAAGTTTAAATCTGCTGAAGATCTACTTCAGGCTTACCAACAGCTTGAGAAAAGGCTTGGTGGGCAACCTCAAGATTCTCAAGAAGATCAAACCGATACACCTGAAGATCAGGAACAAACAGAAGAAACTCCTGTTCTTTCTGAAGAACAAGAAACAACCATTGTTGAAAGTATTGGCGGTTCTGAACAGTTCGTTGCTGTTCAAGACTGGGCTAAAGAAAATCTTGATCCTGAAGAACTGGAAGCTTATAACCGCGAAGTAAATAGCGGTGATTACTACAGGGCTCGTAACGCTTTGCAATCTTTGCATTATGCGTATCAAGACAACACTGGTTCTGAACCTGAATTGCTTGGTGGAAAACTTTCTGCTAACAGCAACGATGTGTTCCGTTCAACTGCAGAAGTTATGGAAGCAATGAACGATCCTCGTTATTTAAAAGATTCTGCATATACAAATGATGTGCAGGAAAAACTAGTACGTAGCGACGTTCTTGGTCCTAGGGGTTAGTATTTAAATAGCGAACGTAAAATTGTTGCCGCTGCGGCGATAACAACAGTAGAGCGAGCGCAACGTAAACTTTTCAACCAAACTTAGAAATGCCAGATTTTGCATCTCTTAGCCGGTTGGGTAGTATTAACAGCGTTCAGTACAACGCTGGTTCTGCCGCCGGTAACTACGAGCGTGAAAACGCTAACTTCCTGAAAATCTTTTCTGGGGAAGTTCTGACCACCTTCAACCGTGACACGGTCTTCAAAGACCTCACGATGAAGCGCAGCATTTCCTCTGGTAAATCTGCAAGCTTCCCAATCACGGGACGTTTCAGCAGCCGTTACCATCGCCCTGGTGATTGGATCACTGGTCAAGGTAACAAAGGCATGATCGGTGAGAAGATCATCACGATCGATGATCTGCTTATTGCCGACGCCTCAATCTATGACCTCGAAGAGGCCAAGCTGCACTGGGATGTTCGCAGCATCTACTCGCAGGAATTGGGACGTGCTCTTGCTCGGGCCTATGACCAGCGTCTTGCTCGCACCCTGCTGACTGCTTCTGAGTCTGACGGTCGTGTG